TAATCATTTCTAACTTCAATTACTTTTAGGTCAGTAATTACATTATCAATAATTAATGTTTCTTTAAGTTCAAATACACCTCTAGTTTGTACAGGTTCGATTACAGGATATTTCTTTTTATTAATTAGAGTTGCGTAACCTGATTGGAATGTTTTAGCGATACCAGGATTAGTTGTAACACCCGCTAAACTAAACACTGCAATACATTGTGTGCCAGCAGTATAATCAGTAACATCAAAGAATGAATAGTTATAATTATCAGAGTTGTAACCAGTTCCTTCTACTGTTGTATTTGTTGATATACCGCCCTGTGTGGCACCTATTCCTGCTTCTCCAACTCTTTGTATACCTTCAACATATACTTGGTCTCCAACAGCAAATGGTTGTTCATCAAANCCATTTATTGGTGTTTCNAGGAAACATGTTACAACACCAACAGTACTGGTTTGTACAGAGTTTATACCAACACCATTTGAATTATTAATCGAAATTATTTTATGAACTACTGAATCTAAACCAGTAACGGGAGAAAGAACATCAACTTTTGATATTGTTTGGTTAGGAGTGAATGGTTGTAAAGAAACATCGTCCACAACTGTATTAGTTACTGGGTTGAATACAATTAAATTTGGTGTACTCATATAATCAGCACCACCACTTACGATGTTGACAGACCCTATAACATCAAGGTTGTCAATATTTACAACTGGAGATATAAATGCTTGAGGACCTAGTGTTTTATCAGAAGAGTATTCATATCCTATATCTACAATTCTTACCTTTTTAATTCTACCAATAGTTCTTGATGATGCAATTATGTTAGCATCAGTTCCACTTACACTGTTAACTTTCTTGAATTGGGGTAATTTCTTATAATTAAAACCTGGTGATAATATCCTAAAGTTTTTGATTGGACCATGTACAGATGTTGATTTTGTTGAATACTCTATCTTATCGCAATCTGAAGTTGTGTATGATAAAAATTCAGGTAACTTAGGTGAAAAATTGAAAGTATCGTTAGTGACGTTAGATATTTTATACTCACCATTGTAAGCACTATCAATAAATCTAATTTCTGAATAGTTTGGTACTTCAGTATCAGCAGTGCTAATATATCCACCCTTTGTTAATCCATAGTATAATGTAATCGGTGTTGAGGTTGAATATTGAACAGTCAATGCAGCACCTATTGGATCTGTATTATTAGTTCCAATACCTATTGTTCCTGCTGTTCCAACATTAAATGTACTAGAGTCTTGGGAACTTAAGTATTCATTTGTAAGATTTTTATCATAAAATACTTTAAAATCAAAGTCTGCTAATGTTGTGCTTGATAAACCAAAAGTTAATTTTGAATTTTTAACAACATCAATTCTTGGATTGATGGGTGCAATAGATTGTGTACCGCCAGTATTTGCAGTAATAAGTGCAATTCTGATTGGTTCTACATTCAAATCCTCTATAGTTTCACAAAGTTGGAATCTTCGACTACTTACTCTATTAATAAAATAGGTGCCTGTACTCAAACCAGTCGCAGAACCATCATAAAATACTTTATCTCCTGTTTTGAATCCATGTTCTGCAATATCAATTTGATTTGTCTCTACATCAGAACTTGTAAATGTTATCGGATTAATAATTAACTTATCAAATTCAGAATTATAATTAACATTAACTGATGTGGTTGTTCCAACTCCAACTGCTAAATTAGGAACAACATTCATTTTTACAACATCACCTTCTACTAAATTATGAGTTGTAGTATTAGCTGCTGATACGTTTGTAGAAACTGTACTTACAATTCTATCAATATCACCCGTAACTTGTTCTTTTTGGGTTTGAAGGAAATATAATGAAGAATTAATACCAGAATTTGAACCGTTCGTATAGAAGAACAATCCCTCACTTGTACTACCAATTCCTACTCTTGTAGTTACTAAACCAATATTATCAGTACCTTTATTAATTACAAACACATCAGTCGAATCAGTGCCTAAAAATGGTAATTTAAATTCTTGAACTAAATTTGTTCTACCTACATCAAATCTATTTGCACCACTAAGTTTATTAATACTTAATTTTTGTCCATTTTTAAATGGATGATTAGGAACTCTAATTGTTCTTGTAGGTATTGAAACTTCATTTACTCTAGTTCCAATAAATTCATCAACTTTTATAGCACTACCGATAGTTGTTCCTATACCAACTGATTGACGACCATTGAAATAAACAATATCATTTTGTTCAGATATGAACTTAGTTGTATTAGCTGGTATTGTAATTGAATTGTTTAAAATATCAATATTAGATCCAAGCGTATGAGCAATACCAGTGTGTCTTAGTACTCTTACTATTCTATCAGAGGGGAAAATATTTAATACTTTTAATTCCTCTGTATCGCTTGTATTTCCAGAACCAACTCTAATTGAACCACCAATTGATACTGAACCAGGTATTTCAGTCAATATAATATCTTGAACAAGACCAGCAGAACTTCCGACAGTCATACTCGATGCTAGACTTACTCTACTTGTTGAAACACCTACATTAAATATATTCGTTAAATTCTTGATATTTGTACTTAAACCAGATATCGATACTGCATCTTGATCATTTAACTCTATGAATGGAAAATAACTAGCAGTAACTTCATTTTCACCTTTCCATTCAAATACAGCAGTATTAAATGGTTGTACTACAGTATCAATTCTTGATATTCCGATACCAACAATTTCACTAACTTGTGCTTTGAATCCAGAACCATTTGTTTCTTCATCATCAAAATCAGTTAAATCACCTATCTTATAATCCTGTCCACCATTCAATATTGTTATAGCATCTACATTTCCTTTAGTTACAGACTCTATAACTGATAATTGTCTTATTTTTTCATATGATTCAATAACAAAATCATTACCACCAAAAGGTTCGTCAATACTGTAGGGTAAAGTATTTCTTCTTAAATTAGAATTATTAAAATCGAAATCTTGATCAAGTAATTGATTTTCTTTTATAAAAGGTGATCTATAGGTATTACCGATGAAGTATGGATAATTACCTTCTAATTTGTTTGTATTTGTACCTAAACCAACAGTAGCAAAATATGCATAGATTCCATTTGGAAATTCAGGTGTTTTACCAAATCTTCCATTATGAATATCAAGATCACCAGATTCATCAAATACATGATCTTCAACAAAAAATCCTGGTGCATATCCTGATGGTCTATTTGTAACTTGTGTTATATCTGTTTTGTAAGAAGACTGTATTATTTTTAATTCAGAGTTTATATTATCTGGGTCAGAATAACCAAAAGGTCCATATATTGGGTTTCCATCATATGCCCATCCAATAATTGGAGAATGACCTGTTATCTGGTTAAATTCACCATTTGATTGAACACTAAATGTATTTTCAAAATTATTTGCTATCTCTTGAGAATAACCTAAAATACTAAACTTTAATAAACTATCTTTAGTTGATAGGTAAGAATCTCCAAATCTACTTTGATTATTTAATGTTAAACTTCTTACTCTTGCAGTAAACTGCCCATTCTGCCCTCTTGGAAATGCCCTAACCTCTGTAGTAATACTACTATATCCAATACCTGGATTAGTTACAATTGCATCTATAACAAAACCACCTTCTACAACTGGTCTAACAACAGCACCTGCTCCAGAACCTGTTGATATAACTTTTATTTCTGGACTTGAATTATATTCTCTTCCTCTATTAACAACAGCAACATCACTTATTTTACCATCAACAACAATTGGTTTAAACTCAGCGAATCTACCATTTTCAATAGAAACTTTTGGAATTACCTGTTTATCTAAAGTTGTTGATCCATAATCAGTTCCTTCTTCATATAGATACGCACCTATTAGTTCACCTGTTACAACTGGAGTTATTGTAATATTTCCAGTAACTGTTGAACCATAAGAAACATCTATATTAACTTTAATTTCTGGATAATTAAAGATTTGGAATCCTGAACCAGAAGTATCAAAATTAACATACTTACCTCTATTATAATCAACAGTTGATGTTGCACCCACACCAGCATCTGCTAACTGGAATGTGTCATCAGTTAATTTTTTAATGTAATATGAAGAAGTAGTGCTTAGACCTTGTATAACCGATGTTTCTGCAGAATATTCTACAATCTCACCACTTTGGAATCCATGATTCTTAAATGTAATTACATTTGAAGATGTTGATATACCAGCAGGTTTAACTCTTAATTTACGATGAGTATATCCTGAACCTTCTTCTAAAACCTTAACAGCAACTAATGTATTTCTATTTTCAGTTTTAAACTTGTGAATACCACTTGCAGCGGTGTCTGTTGATAATCCAACTGTGTTTATACCTGTTGTTCCAAATAAAGCATCTGTTTGTGTGTTAAAGATTCTAACAGTAGATGGATTTATACTCCTTACATAATATGGTGCACCATCTGAAAGCGTACCAGTAATTTTATTTTCAAGATCAAAAGCAGTTCCAATACCTATTGGTTGATTATTATTTGCACTATAGTATACTAATTGTCCATCAAGTAGATTATGATTTGATTGGAATGTAATTGTTTCATTTACAATATCAACACCACCATTGAAGAATACATCTCTACTATCAAATAACAGTTCTCTATTCCTATCACCTAATATTGGTTGTAGTACACATCCACTTCCATTACCACCTGTTAATGAAATACTTTGTACTGCTTCAATATCAAACTCTTGAGGGTCAACAAATACCTCTTTAACAGTTCCCTGAACAATCGGTTCAGCAGCTGCTCCAACACCTGTAGAACTTGTTTCAATACCAATTACAGGTGGTTTTAAAACATCATAACCTGAACCAGAGTTTAAAAGGTCAACAGACTCTAATGAACCAAAATAGATTTGATTATCTGAAATAGGTGATCGAATCTGAACACCATTTATTAGTACACCAATGTCAGTTGTAGGTATTTCTTGTGCAGATGGAACAAATAAGTTTTGAGATAAAGGAAATGTTCTTAAAATTTTATCTGCTTCTAGAGTTCTACTTGCATGAGCTTTTAATACAAACTTATGGACATCAGTTGTTGATGTTGTTGGTCCAACTTGAACTGTGCTTGCAGTTCCAATTTGTGCTGTTGAATTGAATAATCTGATTTGAGATATGTTTTGATTAGCACCTGGTATCACAGGATCAACATAATATGTTCTACCAGTATCCAATCCAATTAAACTACCACCTTCTGGTTGATATATGATAGCATCACCTTGAATAAATTTAATATCTTGGCCAGGTGGTGGAGTAAATTTTATAAAACTGTATAATTGATTTAAGGGATTATATCCATCTAAACCCACTTCTGTACTACCAGTCAGTGTTTCTTCAATTATATTTTGTGTTATATCGTAACTTGGTAGAGAGTTAGATGCAACATATCCATCTTGGTTTCCATCTACGTAAACACTTAGAGTATCTGCAATTATATTATTATTACCTTGGGCAAGTGTAACACCTGTACTGTTTACCTTTTCTACTATTCTTCTAATATCATAATGTTGTCCTGATTGAGGTGTAAATCCAGCAATGTTTGTTGCATTGATTTGATTTAACGTAACATCAATACTACCAACCTGACCACTTCCAGCAATAACTTGTTCGTTTCTTTCTAATATTTCAAACCTATCACCTTCCTTTAAATAAGCTTTGTCAATTTTTGTTTTTAATTTAAAAGTTGAACCTGTTATCTCAACTTCAAATCTTGATGCTGTATTATAAATCCATGAATTTGCAAAAATTTGTTTATAATTATTACCATCATTTTCTATTTTTTCACCAAGATTTTTAACGAATAAGTTTTCTTGTTCATTAATTAGAGTAATATCAGTAATTGGTACTAATTCTGATAGCACACCAGTGATTCTTAAATCAACTCTCTTAGATAGATCACCATTTTCATATCCAAATATGGTTTCATCTGAACGTAAATCTGTTGCAGTATTAATACCAACACCTACTCCTGAACATCCGAAGAACTGATTAATTGATTTTGATGTATAATTGATTGATGAATTGGCACCAGCAATGATAGTTCCTGTTGTTCCAAACCCTACAGTTGAATCAACATCAATTATTGTTGCATTAGCACTGACTCCACCAACAACTTTTGTCTTACCTGGTACTGTAAATACACCTTCAATTAGATCACGATCACTAAATCCAACAAATAATGCAATTTTATAATAATTTTTTCCCTCTCTTTTTATTATTTCAACTTCAGATACCGATGCATTAGTGTTTATATCAGTCGATTTGAAAATTGTTTGACCAGTTAGGTTTTGTGGTTCACCAGTTGGTGTTATTAAATCAGCAACAATTACTTCACGACGTATAAATTCAGCACCTGATGGTTTTATTAAATTACCTTCTAAGTCAATTATCTTTGAATCTACACCATATAATACTTTAAATAAAATTCTGATTGATTCTTCAACACCTTTTGACTGATAAAACGAACGAGCAAATTTTATAAAATTACCAACATCTAAAGTTGTTGCAAAATCATTATTTTCTAAACCTGGTAAAAATGTTTTCTTTAATTTTTTAAAGAATTCTTGTAAAAATAAAACAGATAAATTTTGAAGAGATGAATTTTCAGTATGAGATACTGCAGTAGTTTGACTGAATTGTAGTTTCTCACGATTTATTTCAAGTAAAGATGATGATACACCTACGTTATATCCTGTAATTCCACTGAATCCTCTTACACAACCTGTAAATGTAGTTGATGTAATACCTGTATAAGTTATTATTTCATCGTCTATCTTAAGTAATCCATACTCTCTTGGAAAACCTTTTGTACTTGGAACAGTTATTGTAGTGTCGGATGAAGATATTGCAGATGAAAGTGTTGTAATACCTACGACAACTTCAGGAACTAAATTATCAGACTTTAAATATTGATCAAAATTACTAATTAAATCACTAACACCACCTTGAAACTCTTGTGAATGATAATATTGTTTTAAAAATTCAGTAGCATTTGGAAAATCAGATACCACAAACTCAGGTAACTGATTCTCAATAATCGTATTGACTTGTATTCTTTTGTCAATTTGTGACATAAATTATTTCCTCTCTAAATCTCCATTAGAGTAACTAGAGGTATAGTAATCTCTTGTAAACACAACACCTGAAACATCTTCACCTGAAGCAATTACATCCTTAACAGTATTTATTGTGCTACTTGATACATTAAAATTAAGATATAAATCTTTCAATCCAACTACATCATTCGATTCAGGGAATGCCTGAACTTCAATAATATTATTTTGTCTCTGTGTTGATGTTATATTAATAGTATTCAAGATGACCTCACCCTTTTTATAGTCAACTACACCTGCATCTTTAACAATAACTCTCTGTTCATTCTTATTATTTTTAGAAACTACTGAAAGTGTACCCATATTACTGCCATCTAAATCACCAGATATATTTTTATTTGGAACATCTGTAATATATGCAGTATCAGTAAACCCTTCAATTGTAAATCCAGTACTCTTGATATTATATCCAGCAGGATTAATATTAAATCGATTACCAAAACAAAGTTCGTACTGTGCAAATTGATTCAATAATGCCTTTAAATCTCTTCTAACAATAACTTTAGTAATGTTTGATGTAATAGCGTTATCAACACGGTCAATCAATGTTCCAACTTTACTGTATTTGAATCTTCCTCCAAACTTATTAATCTCTACATTACCCGCATATGAGTTCAAAGCACTAATAATTCTACTTCTTAATGTTATGTCTGATGGGAATTGAGATGGGTTGTAATATATGTTTGAATTAATTTCCACAT